ATAGACATGAGGCAGAGGGGTTTCGTCAAAACAATAATAAACGAGAAGTAGCAAATGATAAATTAAATGAGAGATTTTTAATAGGTAAATCAACCCAAAATCCATTCATGACCTCAAATTCATATAATGATGACATTGAAAATCAAATGAACTTTTTAACTCCAAAAAAAGGAGATATATAATTTATTAAAATTATAGTTTAAATGTATCTTTTTACATAAAATAAATAATTAATAATCAATGCCTGAGTTAATTAAAAAACCGTCACAACCAGAACAATCTTATTCTTCTCAAAATAACTTATTATTAAATAATTTAATAAGGTATTATGAAGATACAGCAAAATTGGATCGCATGTTAAATATTATTAATGGCAATGTTAATATCTCTCTACGTATTGTTGATTGGTTTACTACAAATTATGCAAAAAAATGTTATACTGTTTATTCTTTATCTTCCGGCAATCGTTTTAAAGTATATAATGACTATAAGCTTAAATTGCGGTCTTATTCAAAAAAACGTTTTGATCCCTTTTGTCGTTGGGAGCGAATTAGTATCCCGTATAAAAATGATACTTTAATACAAACAACACTCGGTCAACTAAATTTTTTTAAATGGGCGTTTGATAATAATGTTATTGATTATATTGAGGAACATTATGAAGAGATAGAGAAAGATATGAATAGTAGAAATAGTACATCTAAGCGTAAAAATATTATTGGTTCTAATAACCAAAAAACTAGAAAAAAACGCGAAGAGCTTTCTATTTCAGCATCAAAGGCAATTAAAAAAGAAGATGTTGAAATTGTTATTAATTTTAATTAAAAAACGAGATTTATATATATTAGATTATTATGTTATGTTAATATTTAAAAATTAAAATTTTAACATAAGTTAATGGGGAATACTCTGATGAAAGGGCATAATATCAATTTTGAAGATATACAATTTGCAATAAATGAACAAAATAAACAAATATCAAACACATATCAAGAGAGAAAAATTATAATTATAAATACATTAGATTCTTATCATCAGGATTGCCTTATTTCTGGAACTATACCGATTGATACAGAGGTTGAAATCATAAATTCTCATTTGAAAAATTATAAAGATATTAAGGTAATTATTTATGGTATGAATTCATGTGATTATACTTGTTTAAAAAAATACGAACAATTAGTAAAATTAGGATTTTATAATGTCTACATTTATAGTGGAGGGTTATTTGAATGGTTACTTTTACAAGATATTTATGGGAACGAATTATTTCCAACAACTAATGTAAATAATGTAGATATACTAAAATATAAAGGACGAACAAAAATAAATATGCAGTTATTAGAGAATTAGTGTATTTCAACTAATAATCTGCTTTTATCCATATTTGAAAAATAGAAGAAGAGTTTAAATCGGTATCAAATAAACATTTATATGATGGGGGGAAAATATATGGTGTTTTGTTTTTTGGGAGAATAAATGAAATACTATGGGCAAAATTACATGCGATATCAATACTTTCTTCAACCTCATTTTGAGGAGGACAGCCAATAACGTGTATATCATCAAACCATAATCCTGATAAAAATGTTTTATTATATTTATCAAAATTTAATGTATGAAAATCTAATTGTTTAACGTATGGGTGATTTGGATCCTTATCATACATTAATGATATTTTTACTAAATTGTCAACTTTATCTATAAATTTTCCATATTTTGCTGTAAAATCAATTATTAAATCATTATCATATGATATAAGCAATTTTTCTTTTATATACGTAATGCATCTTTCAATGTGTTCTTCATTTATATTGTCATTCATATTATCCATAGTGTATATGTATATATGATTATTTACAATAAATATAGTGTTATAACTTTAAATTATTTTTGTTAAAGTTATAACATACTCATTTTGATTAATTCATTTTACTATTTTAAAATTCATTCTTGTCAATCGTTACGCTCTTGGATATCTTCCTAATAATTTTGCTTTCGCTATCAAAAAAATCTCCTTTCCCTCCCATTGCTTGGTTCATTATTCCGAGATAAGTATCATTTAATGGGTGTTGTAAATTCATGCACTGCGGATGCGCATCGCGCCAAGGGATCATCAAATCACCATTTTTTTTCGTAATATATTTAATAGATTTTCGCAATTTATCATATAATTCAGTTTCTTTTTCCCATACGTTATCATCCCGAACATAAATTGTTTCTCGTTTTAAATCGCTACAATGAATTGGGCGTTTATAGACATCCATTTCATTTAATTTCCTCACCATTTGTCTAGAAATACCTTCTACATAACCGAGTTCACCAAGTTCTTCCAAATCCGAGAAATCTAGTGTCATTGAATTCACAAAGTCCGTCAGATTCATGGCATCTTTACATTTTTCATTCAAAAACACTTGCATATTAAACGTTTTGTTATTACTATTATTGTTATTATTAATAATTTTACTGCTATTTTTACATACATCTACCATTTGTTTTTGTAAATCAGTATTGCTTTTTACCAATTCTATAATAATATTCTTAAAATCAGTATGTTCATTAATTAATAGATTTATTGTATTTTTATTAATATTATCAGCCGTATTACTTTCTTTTTGTTTAATACATTTATTCTTATGTTTCCATAGTCCAGATTTGGTCTTGTAATATTTTTTACATATATCACATTGGTTATTGTTTGCGTTTTTTTGTATTTCCATTTTATTTCCATTAATTTCCATTGTATGCTTTCGTGTAAGAATATGCCTATCCCAGTCACATTGCTTGCTACAATTAAAGTAACATTTTTTACAACTAAAATTTTTGGCGTTTTTTGCGGTTTCCATAATTTCCATTTATATATATATATGGAAATATAAAAAACGCCTAAACCCTTTTTATACAAAAACAAATTTTTATAAAAAAAATTAGCATCACAAAAAAAATCATCCGAAAATGAAAATGAGAGCATTTCAGTCACAAGTCACTTTTTCACCATATTTCCAAGACTTTTTTCAGAAATCGTAAAATGGACATTTATAAATGTCCAAAACCGAAAAACAAATACCAAATCGAAAAGTGGTTTTTATTGTTTTTTTTGAATTAACACTGAAAAACAATAAAAATAGTTATATTATTACAAATCCTTCTTATCTATCATCACGCATTTAGATATTTTCCGAATAATCTTGCTTTCGCTTTCGGCAAATTCGCCCGGACCACCCATTGCTTGATTCATTATCCCCAAGTATTTATCGTTTAATGGATGTTGTAAATTCATGCACTGCGGATGCGCATTGCGCCAAGGAATCATCAAATCGCCATTCTTTTTCGTAATGTATTTAATAGCCTTCCGTAGTTTTTCATAAAGCTCAGTTTCCTTTTCCCATACATTATTATCATGGACGTACATGGTTTCACGTTTTAAATCGCTACAATGAATCGGGCGTTTATAGACATCCATCTCATTTAATTTTCTTACCATTTGTCTAGAAATGCCTTCCACGTAACCGAGTTCACCGAGTTCTTCCAGATCCGAGAAATCCAGTGTCATTGAATTCACAAAGTCCATCAAATTCATGGCATCTTTACATTTTTCATTTAAAAACACTTGCATATTAAAAGTCTTGTTATTGCTGTTATTGTAAGAGTTATTAATGCTACTGGTTTTACATACATCTAATATTTTATTCTGAAAATCCTGATTTTGCTTTTGTTGTTGTTGTTGAAACTCGTCTTGTTTTTTATATAATTCTTCATTCGTATTCATTAATTTTATTACCAAGTTAGTTAAATGAACTACTTCGGATGAATCTTTTGTTAAAACATGTTTTAATATATTGTTTTCATTGTGTTTTTCTTCATTACATTTTTTTTTATGAACTGATAAACTCTGTCGATATTTATATTCTTTACCACAATGACATATAAATATATTTGGATCTTTTTGTATATTTTGTTGTAAACATTTGTCAATATTTTGATGTTTACGAGTAGATAAATGTTTTTCATAATTACTCTTTTTATAGCATTTAAATTCACATTTTTCACACTCAAACATTAAGGCATTTTTGGCATTTTTATTTGTCAACATTGTCAATATATATTATATTGACATAAAAAATGCCTAAATACTTTTTATAAAAAACAAATTTTTATAAAAAAATTAGCATCACAAAAAAAATCAACCGAAAATGGAAATGAGAGCATTTCAGTCACAAGTCACTTTTTTCACCATATTTCCAAGACTTTTTTCAGCTATTGTAAAATGGACATTTATAAATGTCCTTTTCTGAAAAACAAATACCAAACCGAAAAGTAGTTTTTTTGATTTTTTGTATCTATAAAATATTTAATTTATTATTATTTAATGAAATATGCGATATGTTTTTTCCTCACCATAAATGAAGCGATTTATTTTCTTAAGCCAATCATCAAAAATGCTTGCGTTGGTTGTAATATCTGAATTTGCATCTAATGTCAATAGTGGACTTTTAATATTTTTATTTAATAACCATTCCTCGTGGTATTTATGACAGTTTTGTAGATACTCTAATGGAATTGTTTCACCCTGTCGTCTGCGCTTAATAACTCGTTCACAAGAAATTTCTGGTTCAGCACGAACATAAATAAATTTAATTGGCGGAAATTCGGTGATAAATTCATGAACCCATTTCGTATAAATATTATATTCAATTTCTTCAATCTTTTTATCATCAAAAAGCATCTTGGCAAATACAGCAGAATCAGTATAAATACTGCGTTCCATAAAAATTACCTTATAATTCCCTTTTAATGCCTTTCGCAATACAGATAACCGAGTAATATATGCCATCATTTGAAAGGAAAATGCATATTTACGTTGATCAGCATAATATTTTTCTAAAATAGTTTCGCCAGAACTGTCTTTAATAGTATTCCAAACATCAACTGGTTCTTGAATAAAACAAATAGACGGATCTAATTGGCATACTTCCTTTAATCGTTCAAGTAAAGTTGATTTACCAGATCCAATATTTCCTTCAATTGAAATGATAATTGGGACTGAGTTGGATGACGACATTTCCATTGTTGGTAATGTTATATGATATGTTATTATAATATAATACTAACGTTTTAATTCAATTTTATATATAATAATTTTAATATTTAATAAATTTTAAAATTGAATTAAAGATAGCTAGTGATAGTATCTATTACAATAGTGTCAAATTATCAACAACAGACCAAAATGAGTTTTATTACCAAACAGAGCAAATTAACTAAAGAGGAATGGACGAACATTGAAGTGCCTTGCAGTGATTCAGAAAAACGTATTTTATCTCTCATTGAAGAAGGTTACAATGATGTAAATATTCGTAGAAATTATACCTTATCGCTTGCACGACACGTTAAAATAACACATCCAGAAAAGTTCTCACACTATTTGTATGAGAATTATTTTCAAAAACATATGAATGAACTATGTAAGAAATACAAACAGTTCTTTCCAAAATTAGTTGACATGATAACTAATGGTATTGGTGTTAAAAAAGGTAGTAACAAACAGCCCGTTTTAAAAAAGGCAGATATTATTCGTATTGAAAATACATCAAAAAATATAGATGAACATAAAAATACAATTTTTGAATACATTTTAATTGATTTATTGGATAAAATGCTTACAAAAAAATACTTAAAAAAAAGCACTAATGCGTGGTTGTTTGAATGTTATACCATTCATCGTCTATTGGGGTATACAGTAATAGATAAGAATATGATATTATGCAATCAATTGGAAAACATAATTAAATATCTTGTTACCGAATCATCCAATTGTATAGAAGAAATGCTTTCTCAAAGTTATTCACTTATTGAAAAAAATGATTATATACTGAAACATGCTGACGAAACCTTATATGATCATCAAAAACAATTGTTTAGTGTATGTAAAAACACCAACCCTAAAATGGTATTATATATTGCGCCAACGGGTACTGGCAAAACAATGTCACCGCTTGGCTTATCTAATAATCATCGGGTTATTTTCGTATGCGCTGCCCGTCATGTTGGCTTGTCCTTAGCAAAAGCGGCAATTTCAATGCACAAGAAGATTGCGTTTGCGTTTGGTTGTAATGATGCTGAAGACATCCGTTTACACTATTTTGCAGCGAAAGAATACACAAGGAATATGAAAAGCGGCGGCATTGGAAAAGTAGACAACACGCAAGGTGAAAAAGTAGAAATTATGATTAGTGATGTGCAGTCCTATTTACCCGCAATGCTCTATATGTTAGCATTTAACCCAAAAGAAAAAATCATTACGTATTGGGATGAACCGACAATTGCGATGGATTATCCCGAACATGAATTACACTCAATGATTAACAAAAATTGGACAGAGAATTTAATCCCGAATATGGTTTTATCCTCGGCGACATTGCCTCAACGTAATGAAATCAGCGATACAATTATGGATTTCTGTGGACGATTTGATGATGTTGACGTTCACGAAATTATTAGTTATGATTGTAAAAAGACAATTCCACTATTGAATCGAGAAGGGTTTATTGAAATGCCGCATTATTTGCATTCTGATTATTCTCAACTATTGGAAGTAGTAGAACATTGTAAATTATATAAAACATTATTGCGCTATATTGATTTGAATGAAGCAGTGAAATTTATTATGACTGTTCAGAGATTGCAAACCGAAAAGGAAAATAGTGATATTATTGTGGATAACCGGTATACAGTGGAAACGCATTTTACTGATATTGATACCTTAACGATGGCTAACATTAAAACGTTTTATTTGGATTTGCTGGGTAATTTGAACCCGACCACTTATTCATTGGTTTATAATGAACTTTGTAAAATGAGGAAAAGGACACAAGAATCAAATGTGAATATTGTAACTACTGATGCACATACTTTAACGGATGGACCCACTATCTTCTTAGCAGATGATATTCATAAAATTGCGCAATTCTATATTCAATCCGCAAAAATTCCGAATTATGTATTAAAAGAAGTGATGGACAAAATTGTGTTTAATCGTAAACTTGACGAACAAATTAAAGTACTGGAAAAAGATTTGGAAGATGCAACGACTTCTACAACAAGTGATGGTTCTAAAAAGGATAAAACCACACGTGATGATAAGTTATCACCAGAATTGAAAGAAAAGAAACAAAAATTAAATACACTGAATGCAAGTATTCAGACAATTATTCTAACGCCGACGTATGTACCAAACACACGTGACCATTTATATAAATATGCAGCGAAAATGGAACATACAAATGCGTTTACATGTGATATTTCTGAAGAAACTGTTGAACAAATTATGCGGATAATGGATGTGGAAGATTATTGGAAATTATTGTTATTGATGGGGATTGGTGTATTTGCGGAACATAAAAGCGTCCGCTATACGGAGGT